TGGGTTCAAAAGAGCCTCAGTAAGTTTTGCAGAAAAAGATTCTGGCAACTCACGGAGCAATTTACCCATAGCGCACTCATGCCCAGGCAAGGTTTTCTTGCCATAGAGGGAGTCTAACTTAGAGAAGAACTCATCCTGATTTATTTTTTGACTTGCATCTTGGACATCTAATACTCCACGGACGGGTCGCTGACTCAAAGAGGAGCCTGTCGCACTTCCAGCACCTTTGGAATTCGTCTGTCGTTGCTTTCCTGCCATACGGGTCTGCCACTCTCTCTTGGGGAGCCATAGGCTCCATGTTTATCTCCTCACTAGACATCGGAAATTCACCGATACTAGAGGTCGTTGCTTAGGGTCTATGCCGAGGAGATTTACATTTCCCATCGGTTCAATCCGAAGCACATTCAACCCAGAAATTGTTACATCAGTTACGGAAGCAAGCAAGTTTCGAATCGCTTCAATTTCATCACGGGCAACTGGATAATCTTCTTTTCCCGCACGACAAATTATCTGAAGCATTGGGTAATCAATAGCGATTCCGCCTGTACCCATGGTAAAAGACGGTGGAGTTCCAGAGTTCTCATAAACGGCTGTGCAGACATCTGGGGACTCTGGCAAGGTGCCAAGAAATAGATTTACGCCAAGGGTGCCGTGGCTATTGGTCACCAAATAATCCCCTACGGATTCCAGGATTGTCGCCATTACATTGCACCATTCTTTCTGAGTAGGTCAATGATACGCCGAGCCAAATTTGCCTGGATTTCTGGCAAACGCTCCATGAATGGTTGCTCTAAGTACTTAGCCTGAGTTGGAGGATTGTGGTAGTTGCCAATAATCTCATGGACATACATAGCGTATGGAGCGGCTGGACCACCAAAGAAAATATCAACTCCGATGCCTTGAGGGGTATTCATAGGTGCAGACACGCCTCCAGAGCCTCTCAGAGCGCCTGTATCAACTGGAGTAAGGATAAGAGCCTTACCAAAGATTGTATTGGCTTCTTCGGTTATTACCTGACCAACAACTCGACCCGCATCCTTGCCTGATACCTCAAGCATATTGCGAAGTTCGTGAGCGCCTTCAATTTCAAATGAGTAGGTTGCCATGACTATCGCCCAAATCTAATGACGGTGTGATGCGCCCCATTTTCATCTGCGAGGTTATCTACTCCATTGATGGTGAAGGTATCTGAGCCAACAACCATGCGATGAGAAGTGGTGATTGAAGTCTGAGGACCGTAAGTAATGAAGCGACCAATATCGGTAACTTCAACTCCCTGGACATCCTTAGAGCGAACTGTGTCGTAGATGAGGCGACCAGTAGCGGTAACTACTGCCCCGCCAAAGGTGGATTTTCCGTACTTATCAACAGCACTCTTAGCCGTGAAAACCACGGTATCGGTCATAAATTCTGCGACTTTGGAGTAGATAGCATCTGCCATGGCTAACTCCTTACTCTACGATGCGTGATTCGTAGTAACTATTTGGATTGTCCATCTGACCCATGCTGAAGTCAGTATTGAAATCTGTAGTAGTGCGGTCATCTGTAGATTTCAAAGCGTCCGCATTAGCCCATGGACGAGGAGGCGATTTACGCATCTTTCGTAACAAAAGGCTATTAGCAAGTTGCTGATAATGGGCAATCTTTGAACTGTAAGACTCTGAAACAGAGATGTCGCCAACGCTCTTTGAAGTGCTATCGGCTAGACGGGCAAAGCGAGCAATAAGGATTTCAGCCAACTCACGCGCCGCCTCATAAGCATCCCCAGACCACTCGTTGATTACATAAGTGATTTCTTCGTCTGAAAAGAGAGCATCTGTCGAATCTGTGTCGTTAAGCAAGAAACGGACATAGTTTCGTGTAGATGTGCTTGGGTCGCCTGAGTAGGTAAAAGTCATTTACATACCGCCGAGCATTAAAAGATTCATCTTGGCTTCAGCGATGGCTGTATTCACATCGGTGAGAGTTGCCAAGGTATCTGTAGTGTTTGGGAGAGTGATTACGCGGTCAGCAGTTGGCTCTCCCGCAGAGAGGGTGAGTTCATAGGCATCAGCCGTAGTTCCCTCAAAGACTAGAGAATCGTTGAAAGCAATTTGAAGTCCAGATGCCTGACCAGTAAAAGTTGGGTTGCTGATGATTGGTGAAGTCAGAGTCTTGTTAGTAAGAGTCTGTGTTGTATCAGTACCCACGACTGTAGTTGTTGCATCTGGAAAGGTAATAGTGCGGTCAGCCGTAGGGTCCGTGACTGCAAGGGTAGTTTCAAAGCCGTTGGCTGTAGAACCCTCGAAATTGACCTCTGAGTTGAATGTGACTGCGCCTGTAAAGGTAGCCCCTGAGAGAAGGGCGTAATTATCTAACTCAGAATCAACATCTGATGCAAGGTTAGCAAAATCTGTATGGATGGCAGGGTTATCTCCTGCGCTTGGGTAACGCAGTCCCTTACCTGTTGTACCTGCCATTTAATTCTCCATTCTACTAGGCTAGTTTAGCCCATCGTGAGAAATCTCTTTTGCGAGTGATTTCTTATCCAGAGGTATAAATCCACGGCTCTCTGCGTATTTAGTGCCGTTATCTTGGAACTTATCTGCACAGGCTTCAAGCCATTTAATTGTTAGTTCGTGAGTAGGCTCTTGACCTTTCTCGAGTAATTCTTGCTCAAGGCGTAGATAATCTAAGATTTCAGCCTGGGCAACTGCACCGTTGATACCCATATCAAATAAGTAGATATGGTTTCCTTCGTCAATGATTCCACCGTTAGTACGAGCCGCGTTAAGGGCTTGCTTCATAGCAGTCATAACATGGTAGCGAGTTTCATCAATTTCATAGGCTTCTTCAGTAATTTCATCTACTCCCATTTTGGCTAAAATTGCCTCATATTGAGTAGTGAAGAAACTCATTTTACGGATTGCTCCACGGATGTAATTCTCGGAATTAGCAAGACCATTTGCAATCTCAATTAAATCAATCTCTAATAGTTCTTTTTCGTATCCGTCTGGAGCGTTGTTGAACTGCTCTTGCTTACGGCGACCTTCAATTTGTTGCCTACGGAATTTAATATGTGCTTCTTCTAGGGCAAGTCTTGTTTGGTCTAATACGGCAAGAATATGCTTTGCTGAGGACATCGGAGTTAAATCCGTTACATCCAAAGTCACATTTTTGAACTGAGATGCTGATTTATAGAAGTTTTTTGAATCCCGTTTAATTGCTGGCAAGGCAGAGTTAATATGCTCAAGCATCCCTTTATATTCAGGAGATATTGCCAACTCATTAGATACTTCAATAAGAGCCAATTCTGATTTCATTAGGCTAATCCACCATGATTGCTAGAAATTTGACCACCAATAGAATAGCGACCAGTTCCTAAACTTCCAAAGTTTGAGGCATTTCCCAAAGTTGAAAATTCTACATAGTTAATAGATGTAAGTCCTCCAACACCGCCACCAGAACCGCCAGCCATAATTCCTCTGGTTTTTGAGCCAACACAAGCATGGTCATTTCTATCGGTAGTCATGCTTCCAAATGATGCAGAGTTTCCAGTTGAAGCAATTGTGATGTACTCAATAATGCTGTAATTAACAGAACTCTGATTATTAAATCCACCAGTTATTAAACCTCTAACTGGAGAAGCGCAACCTGCTGGAACATAACGAGATGCAGTCATACTTCCAAAAGATAATGCGTTTGATTTTGTAGCATAAGTAATGTAGTCAATTGTAGATTGAGGCTGGTCAATATATCCACCAAAATAATAACCTCTAATGTTGTTTCCAGAACCACTTAAATCACGCCTTCCTGAATAAAGGCTCGCCCAAGAAGTTCCATTACCCGTTGAAGCAATAGTCAAAATTTCGATGTTTGATAAGTTTGAAGAACCATCGCTACCACCTGCAATTATCATGGTAACTCCATCTGCTGATGTTGCAAGAGCATTTCTAGCAGTTGCTAAAGTTCCAAAAGTTGTTGAATTGCCTGTTGTAGCGATAGTCACATAGTTAATAGTGTTAAGAAATCCAGTCGCATTACTTTGACCACCAGCCATTACTCCTCTGGTTTTAGAACTTCCCCCATCATTAGTTGTATTTTCTAATGGCAAAGAACCAAAAGATGTTGAGTTTCCAGTAGTTTCAATTGAAACATAGTCAATAATTGTTTGGCGAACATTTGATGTATTGCTTCCACCAAAGAAAATTCCGCGAGCGGCTGAAGCAAACTGCCCCTTGGCACCAGCAAGGACGACAGAACCAGAGGTCATAGATGAAACTTGAACTCCTGGAACCATAACACGCTGAGTACCTAAGTGTGGCATTTTATATCCTTTGTTAGTAATTAAAGACCGAGTACGGCTGTTTCTTCTTCAGTAAGAGGCTCGCCAGCAATCAACTTAGCCTTTGCAGATGCCTTGAGTGCATCAAGAGCCGCCTGAGCCGCCTCAGCCTGAGCCTTAGCCTCAGCATGAGCCAACTTATCCGCCTCAATCTGAGCAATTTCTTCTTCGGTTAATTCGATATAAGCAGATTCTCCAGTTTGAGCATCTACTACGAGTTTAGGAGCATATTCAGTCATTTACGATAGCCTTCCAATCGGTTGTTTCTTCATCCCATTGATACATTACGCCGTCAGTTGGATATGGAACTGGGGCTTCCCACTTTGCTGTTTCCTCGTTAAGAGTCCATGATGCAAAAGGCTGTGGGGCGACAAAAGCATCTAAATCTTCTCGGTACTCAAAACCAGGTCCAGCATAATTCTTTCTAATTGAAGAATTGTAACTTGTCTGAATCCATGTACCACCAAGGTTGCAATCTATTGCTAGATAATCTTGACCGCGACCTTCTTGAAGGTCTGGTACAACGAGAACTTGCTGGACAATTAACTTGCCATCAACTTCTTGAACTTCTGCGAAATGTGCCATTACATATTCTCCTTTATACCGCGTATCTAACTATTACAATACCTGAACCGCCAGCGCCGCCAGTCGGATTTGTACCATTACGCTCGCCACCGCCGCCGCCGCCTCCTGTATTAGCAGTTCCAGCAGTTCCGTTTGCGTTGCTACCAGCACCGCCGCCGCCTAGACCGCCAGGACCAGTTCCACCAGCGCTATACCAGCCACCACCGCCACCACCTGCAATATAACCAGAAACACCTGTTCCAGTAGCAAATAACCATGAGGCGAAAGCATCAGAACCAATTCCGCCTCGTCCTCCTCCAGCGCCAGAGCCAGGAGCGCCAACACCGCCAGCGCCACCGCCGCCGCCAGAACCATAGTAAGGAGTTTGATTATAGGAACCAGCACCGCCATCATAACCCTCGACTGGAGAATATCCTCCAGCATTTCCAGAGCCACCAGCAGAGCCACTTAATGATGAACCTTGACCGCCGCCGCCTGAGCCGCCGCTTAATCCAGCGTATTGTGGATTACCAGCATCGGTAGAAACATAACCACCGCCGCCGCCGCCAGTTGAGGAAGAACCATTAAATGAACTGCTGGAACCATTTCCACCGCGCCCATTTGCTCCAGCACCAGCCGTTCCCCCAGCGCCAACTGTTGCCGTGATTGCTGTTGTAA